GATTTTATGAAGAATGAAGACTATGAGCCTGATAGTAAAGTTTTAGCAGCTATTGACAAATATAAAGAACTGCAAAAAACACCTACAATGCTATTACTAGATGCTTCTATACAGACCGTTCATAATCTTACTGACTATCTGCAGAATGTAGGCCTCCAGGAAAGAGACAAGCATGATAAACCTATTTATAAACCCTCAGATGTTACAAACAGTCTTTCTAAAATTGGAGCTATCGTAGATTCTCTAAATAAAGTACGTGCAAACGTAGAGAGAGAAATTCTTGCAACAGCACAACTTAGAGGACAAAGAAAAAAAGGTAATAGAGAGGACCCTAGTTAAAGTAAAATGTGTGCTAAAAACAAAGTGTGGAAAAGGTATAAAAATGTTTCTGGAGGTAATTTTTCAGATTTTTGGGAAAACCTTGACGACTTGGAAAAAGACGAATGGCAAAATGAATATGAGCGAAGAAGATCTTCAAATAAAGGTAAAAGAGCCTCAAACGAAGAAGAAAAAAATGAGGTTAATAGTTCTGAGAATTAGTAGTCAAGAGGATTCTACTAGCGGTATCCTTATGAAAGAAGATTCTGAAGGTTCTTTAGAGTTTTTATGCTATACATTAGAAGACGAGTATCGTAAAGATAAAATAAGTGGAGAAACAAGAGTGCCTGCAGGCTCATACCCTGTTGTACTTAGAAAAGAAGGCGGATTTAATGAAAGATATTCTAAAAAATTTCCTGATACACACATTGGTATGCTTCATGTCATCAATGTTCCTAATTTTGAGTATATTCTCATACATATCGGTAACACTGACGAAGATACTGCTGGGTGTTTACTTGTGGGTAATTCGCAAGAAAGCAATCTTGTTAAAAAAAATGGATTCGTTGGAAGCTCAACTAATGCTTACAAAGCTATTTATCCAGAAATTGCAAAAGCAATTGAAGAAGGACAAGAAGTAACTATTGAATACAAGAATATAGGATAATGAGGACAGGGTCAGATAAAGAGATTATACCAAAAAAGAAAAGAAAGGGCATACATTCAAAGAGTAAAACGTCTAATAATAAAAGCTCTAAGCTATATGCAAAGAAATACCGTGGGCAAGGAAAATGAAGACATATCAGATTTTTATGAAGACAATGAAGAGATCTTACATGACGCTATGGTTAATGCCTACCTACTTATTATTGGAGAACTTACATATGAAGAGCTTATAGACAGTGGAAATGAATTATGGTTATCTTCAGGGTTTGACGAAGAGCTTTCTATAGATTCTGTGATAGAATACTTTGAAAAGACTGAAGATTACGAAAAATGCGGTGATATGCTTAAAGTAAAAAAAGATATCAAAAGCTCAGGTAAAAAAGACGCACTAAAAGATATATATAAACGAATAGAATGGGGAAACTAATAACAGCTTTACCCTGGACTGAAGTAGACTCTGAAAAAGAAAATCCTGTAAGACATACGGGACAAGAGTACTTAAAATTCGTTACAACTGAGCAATTCAGCGAAGCCTCTAGACATTTCTTAAAACATAAGTGCTACACCTTTGCTCCTGAAGGTACATCTGAATATATAGAGTTTTGGGACGAAGAAGAACGCAGGTGTAAAGAAGGATATAGTGTATCAGGAGTAAGAGTAACAGGAGAGCACTATGCATACTTAAATTACGGTAGAATATTAGCTACTGTAGACGATGGTAAACGACAAAGAAAGATAGATACCTTTCCTAAATTTCTAGATATGGACTATTACTGGTACCATGAGCTAGAAGAAGCTGAAAAGAATGGCCAAGGAATGATAGTCGTAAAAGCTAGACGTAAGGGATTTTCTTACAAGAATGCTTTTGGAATGGCTTGGAAATACAACTGGTTTCCGTTTTCTATATCTATACTAGCCGCATATGAAAAGACATTCTGGGCCAATACTATGGAAATGGCTAAGAATATGATAAACTTTATCAATGAAAACACAGACTTTTCTAAAGGATTCTTACATGATAGACAAGATGCTATAAAGTCTGGTTATGTAGAAAAAGATCTTATAACAGGAATCAATATTCAGAAAGGATATAGATCAGAGATACTAGCTCTTAGTTTTAAAGACAGTCCGCAAAAATCTGTAGGTCGTACTGCAGAACGTATGTTATTTGAGGAAGCAGGAGACTGGCCTGGGCTAATGCAGGCATATCAGCGTTCTTATCCATTGTTTAAAGATGGTAATATCATGATTGGTATTCCTATTCTGTATGGTACGGGAGGTAATAGTAAGAACGGAACTAATGCTGACTTTGAAGCTATGTTCTATAACCCTAGTGCATATGGTTTAAGAAGTTACGAAAATATTTATGACGAAAATGCAATAGGAGAAGCAGGATGGTTTGTAGATGATGCATGGTATAGAGAACCTTTTGTAGATAAAGCAGGAAATGCTCTTAGAGAAGAAGCAATAGTAGATATAGACCTAGAAAGAGAGCAAAAGCAGAAAGCAGACCCAAAGGCATACAATATGATGGTAACCCAGCATCCTCACACGCCAAAAGAAGCTTTCTTGCGTAATGAAGGGTCTGTATTTCCTGCTATAGAACTGTATAACGTACTTTCTAAGCTTAAATCTGATGACAGATATAAAAAGCTAGGCAATAATGGAGATCTATACGAAGAAGAAGGAGAAGTAAGGTTTAGACCTGATCTAAATATGAAACTTTTTCCTATTAACAGTTATCCTCATAAATCTACAGATCCTCAAGAAGGATGTGTTGTTGTATACCAACATCCTCCTGAAAAAATACCTTATGGGCTGTATAAAATAGGACTTGACCCTGTGGCTTTTGATAAGTCAGGTAGTAAGTCTTTAAACTCTGCTTATGTATATAAATCTTTACAAAAATTTGAATATGGATATGATGAAATCGTTGCGGAATATGTTGGAAGACCTGACAACATCGAAATTTATAACAGGAATCTTGAGTTACTTTCGGAATACTTCGGAGGAGCAGAAATCATGTTCGAGAACGACAGAGGTGAAGTGCTGTCGTACTTCAAAAGACGTGGAAAAATGCATTTGCTCGCAAACCAACCAGATAACGTCATCTCGAAAGTAATACAAAAATCTACAGTATCTAGAATCAAAGGATGTCATATGAACGATCGTATGAAAGATGCAGGAGAAAAATTTATACTAAGATGGCTTTGGACAGAAAGAGGTACTGGAGAAGATGGTAATAAGATATATAACATGGACTTAATTCCTAGTCCAGGACTTATAGAGGAACTTATACTATACTATAGGGGAGGAAACTTCGACAGAGTTATGTCTTTTATGCAGATAATGTTCTGTATAGAAGAAACTTATGAGGAAGAAGTAGGCAAAGAGCCATATATAAATCCAAATATTTCTTACCTTATAAATAATATGGCAGGAATGTTTAAGAAAAGATAGTTATAATACTTACTTTTGCTTTCTAATGAAAAGTTTTTAATATGGCATCATATACCTTTCCGCAGCAAAAAATCTCTTCATCTAAAAAAAGAGCTAATAAATTTCAGTGGGCAAAGGACGTTTTAGACGAAATAGACAGAGATAACCAATTTGGAGTATCTGGTAGAAGCTCTTCAGAGCAAAAAGCTGTAAACTACAATCTATTTAACGGAGTACTTGATGAAGCAGACTTTGAATATGTCTGTAAACCCTACGGAAACAATGCTGTAGGAGAAATGCCCGCAGAGCTTAGGCATTATGACATTATATCTCCTAAGTTACGTGTTCTTTTTGGAGAGGAGATTAAAAGACCTTTTAACTTCAAAGCTATAGCTACAAATTCTGAGGCTATTACTGAAAAAGAAAGAGAGCAAAAAAGACTGCTAGATCAATATGTACAACAGCAAATTCAGTTAAGAATACAACAAGCTATTCAAGAAGCAGGGATATCTCCTGATGGAATGCCTGCAAACGCAGAAGATCCCGAAGCTGTACAGCAAACTCAGCAACAGATACAACAAATAACACAAGCTATGACTCCTCCTGAAATCCAGGAGTATATGTCTAGAGATTATCAAGCCAATATAGAGATCATGGCTAATCAGATACTTATGTATCTTAAAAAGAAAGAAAGAGTACGTGATAAATTCAATAAAGGATGGAAGCATGCACTTATAGCAGGTGAAGAGATATATTGGACAGGTATCGTAAACGGAGAACCTGAAGTAAGAGTAATAAATCCATTATACTTTGAGTATGATAAAGATCCTGATATAGATAATGTACAAAATGCACAATGGGCTAAGTATATTATGAGAATGACTCCAGGCTCTGTTATAGATACCTTTGGAGAGTATATGTCTCCTAATGAAATTGACACTTTGTATTCAGACACTACCGTATCTGGAACTGCCCACCCCCTTGGATCTCCAGAGTTTAGTTACGACTATGATAGAGATGTATTTTCTGGTGCTCCAGGATTTGATGCTACATCTTTTAATGGCCAAGCTGGTTCAGATTCTTACATAAGAGTAGTACACGCAGAATGGAAGTCTTTGCGAAAAATAGGCTTTCTGACCTTCTTAGATCCTGAAACAATGCAGGAAGAAGAGATGGTTGTAGATGAAAGCTACAAAATGAATCCTGAATCAGGAGATGTAGACCTTAGATGGGAATGGATACCTGAAATATGGGAAGGAACTAAAATAGGAGACGATGTATATGTTAATATGCGTCCTAAACCTAATCAGTTTAGAGACATAGACAATCTTTACAGTGCAAAACTTGGATACGTAGGAGTTGCATACAATAATCTTAATGCTCAGTCTATTTCTATGATAGACAGAATGAAGCCATACCAGTATCTTTATAATATTATGATGTACAGGCTAGAAATGGACCTTGCATCTGATAAGGGTAAAAAATTCCTTGCTGATATCAGTCAGATACCTAGTTCTATGGGTATGGATATGGAAAAATGGTTGTATTACTTTGATGCTCTTGGAATTGCATTTGTAAATCCTAACGAAGAAGGAAATCGTAATAAACAATCTAACTTTAACCAATGGCAATCTATTGATCTTTCTATGGGTCAAACTATTAGCCAAAAAGTACAATTACTTGAATACTTAGAAAACCAATGTGGTGAAGTATCTGGTGTTACTAAACAAAGAGAAGGTCAAGTAGGACCGAATGAACTTGTAGGTAATACACAATCTGCTGTAGCTCAATCTTCTTACATTACAGAAGAATGGTTCTATCAGCATAATACTATAAAAGGATACGTATTAGAATCTCTTATAGATGTAGCTAAAGTAGCGTGGGGAGATGGCAAAGCTAAAAAGCTTCAGTATATCTTAGATGATATGACTATTCAGATGCTTACAGTAGATCCAGTAGAACTTCCTAATTCCAGTTTTGGAGTATTTGTATCAGATTCTGCTAAAGATCAAGAATTGTTCTTGACAATGAGACAACTAGCACATGCGGCACTACAAAATCAACAAGCTGAGCTTTCTGATGTTATTAAGATGTTTTCAACTGATTCTGTTTCTGAGGTCAAAACTCTCCTTGAAAGTGCTGAAACGCAAAGAAGGCAAAGAGAAATGGAGCAGCAACAACAACAGCAACAAGCTCAACAACAGCAAATGCAAGCTCAACAGCAAGCACAAGCACAGATCGAAGCTCAAAAAGCAGAACTTGAAAAAGCTAAGATTGAACTTGAGAAGTACAAGACAGATGCTAACAACAAAACTAAACTCGCTGTGGCAGAAATCAATTCAT